CAAAAGGTGCTGAATGAAGCTATCAATCAGCAGATTTTGGAGAACGATCTTCAATTTCAGATGGACAACGACTCAGCCATTCTCGAAATGCTCCATGTTCACTTCGGCTTCGGCAAGAAACGGCTGAAAAAGGCTTGGAAGCTCTTTTATGCCGAACACAAGAAACTGAGAGAACATTATGAAATGACCCCCGAAGACGGTGGTTGGCTGTGCCGACAGCGGCTCTTGAAGATCGGAGTCGATGTAGAAGCATGGTACAAAGAGGAACAGGAGGAAAAGAATGCGTAAGATCATCGTTGCCGTACTCACGGCCTGTCTGCTGTGTTCCGCTTCCTGTGCCTTTCGCACCGCCGAGGAATATCCCGAAACACGATTTACCCCCCCCGTAGTTACTCCCGTGGTGAACCCTACTCCTTCTCCCATCATAACGCCTGAGCCAACACCCGAACCTGTTCCGCTGTGGACAGAGGAAGAAATTGTAGTGCTTACTCAGATGTTATGGGGAGAAGCCAGAGGGGTTGTGTCTGTCACCGAACAAGCTGCTTGTGTGTGGTGTGTTCTGAACCGGGTAGACGCTTACGGGCAGACCATTGTGGAAGTGACCACCGCCCCCTATCAGTTCGTAGGGTATCACCCGGACAATCCCGTTGACCCTGAGCTGAAAGCTCTCTGTGAAGATGTGCTAACACGATACTTTGCAGAGAAAGACGGCGACCCCAACGCCGGGAGAATTCTTCCTGCGGACTACCTGTTCTTTTCAGGGGACGGGGAGCGAAATCACTTCCGCAATGACTTTGTTGACGGTCAGGTTTGGGGTTGGAGCCTACCGAGTCCCTATGAAAGCTGAGGTACACCCATGAGATACGAAAATCTCCCATCGGAATTGAAAACAGAAAAGGCGTGGGTCAATGTCTGGCACGACTCGAAGATACCCATGCAATCAACCATTCGCAAGGGTGCTTCCTCCGTTTTGCCGGACACATGGTCTTCCTTTGACGCTGCTGAGGAAGCGGTGAAAAGGGGTATCTATGACGGACTCGGCTATGTGTTCCACGATACCGGCCTTGTGGGAATTGATATTGACGCTGGCTTTGATGACTGTTTCTTAAGTCCGCTGGCGATTGATATTGTGGGTTGCTGCCGTTCCTACACCGAAAAGAGCAGGAGCGGGAGAGGGGTACATATCCTTCTCAAAGGCGACCTTCCGTTCAAAGGCCGGAACAATCGTGCCGGTGTGGAGATTTACAGGAGCAGTCGGTACTTCATCATGACCGGCGAGGTGTTGATCTTCCCTGAGATCATTGAAAATCAGGAAGCTATTGACTATGTGGTAGCTAAATATTTCCCTGACGCTCAGAAGGAAGGTATCGGCAGCTCCGCTTCTCAGAGGATTTATTCTCCCGTGTATCGCAAGCCGGAGAATGGCAAGATCAGTCTGAAACCGGAATACCCACCTATCATTTCTGGTAGCCGCAATCTCAGCCTGACCTCTCTGGCAGGGCAGTTACACAATCAGGGGTACAGCAAGGGGGACATTTTCAAAGAGTTGCTGTACGCCAATTCTGTTGCTTGTCAGCCGCCGCTTGACCGCTCCGAGGTGGAGCTGATCGTCAACAGCGTTACTCGGTACCGCCGATGACCAGTTCCATAAAGTGCTGTTATAAATGCGAAGACCGCCACCTCGGTTGCCATTCCGAGTGTGAGCGGTACAAGCAGGAGCGGGAGCAATATGAAAAGCAGAAAGAAATTGAGAAAAAGGCAAAGGAACGCCGCATGGACACCTTTGACCGTTTCAGATATTGGAGGTAATTATGAAGCCTTATCAGCGTGGAGATGTGGTACTGATTGATGTACCTATGCCCCTTACCGGTCATGTGCAGGGCGGCAAGCGTCCGTGGGTGATCGTGCAAAATAATGTCGGCAACCAGTTTTCCCCGACCACTCTGGTTGTCCCTCTGACCACGAAATTCAAGCGTCTGGATATGCCTACCCATGTGGCTGTCACTTGGGATAACCTCGCTCCGAGCATGGTGGAATGCGAACAGGTACGGGTCATTGATGTGACCGATGACTGGAAATACCTGTGTACGCTGCCCCGTGAGATCATGGCTCATGTGGACAACGCTCTGCGAAACGCATTCTTCTTTGTCGGGGGGGGGTATGGCAGAAAGTGAGTGACCTATGCTTTACAATTTCAACGGCAATTACATCAATGTGAGCGAAATTGCTCTCATGAAGTCCGGTCGAGGGAATAACCCCAAGTACCCTTTCGACTTGACTGTTTATCTGAAAAACGGACAGTCCGTGGGTGTCTGTTATGCTTCCGAGCAGACCAGAAACGCCGAAGCCCAACGGATTGATAATGCCTTTCGCCGTTCCGTACCGGAGCCTGTCAACCGGTATGAGGTGGAAACCATCGTGAGTTCCTACATCGGCAAGGTGAGAAATGATCTTCGGCAGTTGAAGAAAATGATAAAGGACGGTGCCGCTCATGAATGAAAATCCCATTTGCCCATTCACCCATCTCCCTTGCACAGAGCGTTGTGCCTGGTACGAGGAAGACCGCAGAGCGTGTGCCGTTCTGGTGTTGGCAAAAGAAGCAAAGAAGGTGACGAAGAATGTCCGATGAAATCATGAACCCCGCAGAAGATCAGGAGCTTTTTGAGCTTTCCAATGGGCGATACATCATGGATAAGGAACAGTCCCGCAAGATGTTTGCCATTAAGGAAGCCCAACCTGAGCGTAGTCACCAGATCAGCGGCACCGGGTACTCTTGGGACGAGTCGGGCATGGCAGAGCTGTTCTCGGAATGCTATCAGAACGATACCCGGTACTGCCCCGAAGCAAAGAGTTGGTTCACCTACTCCGAGGGAGCGTGGCGAAAGGATATTGGTTCTCTACTGGTTGCCGAGAAGATCAAGGAATTCTGCCGCCTGATGGCTCTTTACTGCGGAGAAATCGGGAACGAAGACCGCCGCCGTGAGTACATGAAGTTCCTTGTCAAGATGGGTGATCGCCGGTTCCGTGACCGTCTGATGAAGGACGCTGCCAGCGTCATGCCGATCACCGCAGAGCAGTTTGACGCAAATCCCTACCTCATTAACTGTCTGAACGGCACCTTTGATTTAGAGAAGATGGAGTTCAGAGAGCATGACTGGCGGGACTTCCTGACCATGCAGACTAACTTCAAATACACCTTGAAAGACGCTCAATGCGCTCGATGGGAGCAGTTCATTTCCGAAGTCACTTGTAATGATCCGGATAAGGCCGAGTATCTGCAAAAGGCTCTTGGCTACTCTATGCTCGGCATGGCGAATGAGGAATGTATGTTCATTCTCCATGGCAAGACCACCCGCAACGGCAAGTCTACCATGCTGAGTGCCATTCACCATCTTCTCGGTGACTACGCTTCCGTGTCCCCCGTGTCCATCATTTGCAAATCTGACCGCTCCAAGAATGCCGAAGCCGCCAACCCCATGCTTGCTTCTCTGAAAGGCAAGAGGTTCGTGACCATGGCTGAGAGCAACCAGTACGGCAAGCTGGACGAGGAAACCATTAAGCAGCTCACCGGTGGTGAGGAAATCAAGGCCAGAAACCTCTATGAAACCGCTACCACCTTCCTGCCGCAGTTCACTCTTTGGCTCTCCTGCAATGATCTCCCCTCGGTCAACGACAAGTCCCTGTTCGCTTCTGACCGTGTGCGTGTCATTGAGTTCAACCGCCATTTCAAGGAGAACGAGCAGGACAAGAACCTGAAAAACGAATTCCAGACGCAGGAAGCCATGCAGGGTATTTTCGCATGGTTGGTTGCCGGTTACTTCAAGTACAAGCGGTTCGGCCTGAGAATGTCCGATGATATGCGCCGTGTGGTACGGCAGTATGAGAAGGACAACGATCTGGTACTGCAATTCCTCGAAGAAAAGTGCGAGAGTGCCGATGGCTATGTCACCAGAGCCAAGTCCCTCTATGACGCTTATAAGATTTGGTGTAAATCCAACGGTTACTTCGTATGTAGTGCAAAGCGGTTTAACGCCGATATGGAAGCTCACCCGGAATGGCATGAGGGCAAGTCCACCTACCACGGCTACCCTTCCTATAAGGGTATCAAGCTGAAAGGAGCAGAATGATGTTTACCGTATTTGAGTGCCGCAAGTGCGGAATGCACTTATTCGTTGAAGAAGATAAAGGGTTTCCCAAGAAGCTCGAAAAGATTGCCGGTCATATCTGCGATCATTGTGGTGAACAGGCCGAGGGTCTTTGGAAATTGCTTGGTCGAGCAAAAGAATTTGAAGGTGAGATTGCCGTAGAATGGGAGGAATATTCCGATGATGAATGAAAACGGAAAGCGTTGTGCCGAGCCTGATTACAAGGCTATGTATGAAGCCTTACTCGAAAAAACCAAGTCGGTGGAAGCCGAGAACAAAGAGATGTGGGAGCAGATAAAAAAGCTCCGTGATGATCTGGAAACCATCCGTGATGAGCTGCTGAATTATGAAGCACTCGTTGAAAACCAGCGTGGGCAGATCGAAGCCTATCAGTTTTGTATTCGTGAGCGGAGGTAAACCATGTTGAGAGAAATCGACCCCTCTGTGGGTGATCTGGTAAAGCAGAACGAGGGCTATTGCCCCTGCGCCGTCTTCAAGACCCCTGACACTCGTTGCCCCTGTAAGGAATTCCGTGAGCAGGAGTCCGGCGTGTGTCATTGTGGGAGGTTCGAGAAAACATGAGCTACACCGAGATCATTAAAACCCTGTCTGAGCAATTTGACGCAGACACCGTGTCCCGTCCGCTGACCGGCAAGCTGTTATTGCTTGGTTCGGAAGACAGCATTTTCTTGAAGTCCATCAAGAGAAAGGCTGACACCCTCGGTATCAAGTATGACCACACTTTTCATTTCACCCCGCCCTATCGAGGTGCCGTAGTCGATACCGAAACCTGTCCCGATGATCTACGCCTGTCTACTGATGTGGACATTGACTGCCTGTTCTCTCCCGGTATGTCTTGCGTAGCTCAGGCAACCGCTGCCCTGCTGTCTTCTACGGGATTGGCCTATGAGAGAAACATTACCATCGTAGGCCGTGGTCACGCCGTCAAGGGACTGGCTCAGGCATTGCTCGACTGCAACGCTACCGTGACCGTAGCGCATTCCAAGACCGCCAGTCTGTTACAGGCCACGATGAATCGAGATGTGGTAATCTACGCCACACCTACCATCAAGAAGGAAATCTCCTATAACACCGGCGAGTTGGTCATCGACCTCGGCAACGCCGTCCCTCACCCTGACCGATTGTCTTGCGAGTACATCAACCGCATTGGTCAGCTCACGGTGAGCGTTTTGCTGAACCGGTTTGCAAAAGCCGTGAGCCGGGTGAGTTAGGTGATAAAAGTGACTGTTTCCGCAGAAAGTCTTTTCAATTTTAGAGCATTTTGAATTTTGTTTTTCACCCTGTCAGGTGAGTTAGGTGAATGATTTTAAGTTTTTGTATATAAGTCCTCTTATAGAGTGCCCTCTAAGGAGAGTTTATACGAATTTTTGAAAATGAGTCACCTATCTCACCCAAAGGGAGAAGGAGGTAATACCGTGAGTGAAGAAAATAAGCTGCCGCAGAAGCGCACCCGCCCTGATCGTAAGGACGCTCTGAGCGTTCATACTGAACCGGGTGACAATCGAAAGTATTTGGAGCATTCTCTGGCTATGTGGGATTGGCCTGATGTGGATATGAGAGAGCCTGAGATGGTTAAGGAGAGAATTGGTCAGTATTTCAAGCTGTGTGCTGATGATGATATGAAGCCGAGCGTTGCTGGTATGGCTTTGGCCTTTGGTGTGGATAGAAAAACCCTGTGGGCATGGTGTAATGGTGTGGATAGTGCCTATATTCCGACTACGAGTCGTAACCTCATTAAAAAGGCGTATCAACTTTTGAACACGCAGATGGAGAATTATATGCAGAACGGCAAGATCAATCCCGTTGCCGGTATCTTCCTGATGAAGAACAATATGGGCTATCAGGACAAGCAGGAAGTTGTTTTGACTCCCAACACTCAGCTTGGCGACTCTGCGACTCCCGAAGAATTACAGC